CTTCAGGAAATACATATTATGAATCTCGCCCCGTTGATGATAATACAAGTGATATATATCAAAATTCATTTAAAGTCTTTGAGTTTGAATCTATAAATTCAGATGATATATCAAGAGACGATTATATTTTAACAATAAATGTATGGGGTAGAAATGTAAAGGATGTAGAACAAATTTCTGACGATATAGAGGATTTGTTAAGACATGAATCGTATCAAAGTGAAACTTGTTTACCTACATTTTACACGTTTGAAAGAAGACCTATTCCTGACGAAGACAAGACAATTAAACGAAGACAAATCAAAGTACTCGTTAACAATTATTATATAGGAGAGTGATAAAATGGCAAGACAAGGAAATGCAAAAAAGGTTCTATTAGGCGAAGGAGTTTTTAAAATTGGAACAGTAGCCGTTGGATTTACAAGAGGCGGTGGCCAATTTACCGTAGAGCGAAAAGTTCGTCAAATAGATGCGGATGGAGATAAAGGAATTTATGTTGGTAGAAATGCAATTGAATCTTCAATCCCTAAACTTAAATTAAACCCGTTACAAATCATAGGCGATAATATTTCAAAATTATATGCTGGTATCGATGTAGCGGTAGATACTCCTACTGGAAGCACAACAGTTACAGGAACCGGAACTATTGCAACTGAAGATTATTTATCTGAGGTTTCTTGGACTGGTAAGACTTTAGAAGGCAAGGAAGTTGTAATTAAAGTTTACAATGCAATCAATCTTGAAGGTATTGATTGGAAGTTAGCAGATAAGGACGAAGTAATTCAAGATGTTACTTTTACTGGATGTTATCAAGACGATAGTCCAGAGGATTATGAACCTTGGGATATTATTTATGCAAATTAAATAACTAATGAATGGGAAGGGTAAAACCTTCCCTATTTTTAAGGGAGGTATTATTAAATGAGAAAATTAAAAACATCCGATTTATTCGCATTTGCAAGATGTTTAAAAGATATAGGACTTAAAGATGAAATTAAAAAGATTGCTATGGAAGCTAATAATGTAGGGGATATAGCAGAAAAGGGCTTTGATTATTTCTATATCTTGTTTGAGAAAGTAACTGATAATAAATCAGAACAGGCAATATATGAGTTTCTCTCTGGCATCTTTGAAATGACACCGGAAGAAGTAGAAAAAATGGATCCGATAGAATGGCTTGATAATTTAACAAAGATCGCTGATTTTAATGCATGGAAAACTTTTTTTACAACAGCAGCTCGCTTGATGAAATAGAAATCGAGGAGCTGCTTTTATTTCGATATCATATGATTAATTATTTTATGAATCTTGATATTAATCATGGCATTAGTTTAATCAATAAAGCTGTTGAAGAAAGAGATAAAGAAAAAGTATGGCAACAATGGCTTGTCTTATATCCTAATATGTCTGAGGAAAATTTCATTTCTTTTGATGACTATTATAACTCAATGAAAGTAACAAATATATCCATAACAAAATCAAAAGAAGATATCATATCCGAAGCTGAAGAAATAGAGAAAAAACTATTAGGAAGGGGTGAGTAGATGGCGCTTGAAATTTTTAAATTATTTGGATCAATTTACGTAGATAGTGACAAAGCAAATGAAAGCATAGCCAAGACAGATAAAAAAGCTGAGAGTGTCGGTGGAACATTACTAAAAGGTGTAGGTCATGCTGCTAAGTTCGGAGCTGGACTTGCAACTGCCGCTGCAACTGGGGTAACGGCACTAGGTGCTATAGCCATGAAAGCAACAGATACCGCAGGAAATATTGATGATATAACAAATAGAGTCGGAGTATCAGCGGAAGAGTGGCAAAAGTATGCTTATGCTGCTAAATTAAGCGGATTAGAGCAAGATAAGCTTGAAGGTATTATGAAGAAGTCTCAAACCTCATTCGCTAATGCAAGCAATGGTAGTAAGAAATTAACTGAAGCTTATAAAGAAATCGGATTAAATATTAAAGATATTAAGCCGGGGGATTCGTTTGATGCAACTATAAAAGCTTTAGCTAATATGGAAGATAAAACAAGAAGAAATGCTTTGGCTAGTCAAATATTCGGTAAATCATATGCTGATTTAAACCCATTGATTAACTCAGGAGCTGATGGCATCAAACAAATGAAAGATGAAGCCGTTAAAATGGGTGCGGTAATGTCTAATGAGTCAGTTTCCGCAGGTGCAAAATTTGGTGACACAATAGATAAATTAAAGATGGGGGCATCTGGATTATTTGCTAAACTTGGAACATCTTTAATACCGATATTACAGAAGTTTTCAGATATGATTATAGAGAATATGCCAAGGATTCAAGGCATATTCGCGACAATGGCTCCGGTTGTTATGAGTATGTTTAGCAATTTACTTCCACCATTGATGCAGTTAGTACAATCGCTATTCCCTTCGTTAATGACGATATTCCAATCACTACTTCCGGTATTTACACAAATTATCAGCCAAGTGCTACCTATATTTGTTGATTTAATAAAGATGTTACTACCTCCAATTATGCAGATCGTACAATCCTTGCTTCCTCCGTTGCTTTCGATAGTTCAAGCACTCATGCCAGTATTCCGATCGGTGATGGAAGTATTAAAGCCGATAATTGCACTGTTTATTCAGCTATTACAGCCGATTTTAACACTTATTTCACAGGCGATAGCTCCGTTAATTACAAAGCTTGCAGGGCTAATTAATACAGTGTTGCAACCAATAATTCCTATAATTAAATCGGTTGCTAATGTTATCGGAAATGTTTTAGGTACTGCATTTACATCATTGAAACCATACATAAATAATGTGATAGGGTATTTCAACGGATTAATTGATTTCTTTACTGGGGTTTTTACTGGAAATTGGAAGAAGGCATTCGAGGGTATTCGAGAAATTGTAAGTAATATCTTTGGAGGACTTTCAAACATTGTTAAGGCACCGATTAATTTCATTATCCAAGGACTGAATGCTTTTATAAAAGGAATTAACAAGGTGAAAATTCCTGATTGGGTTCCAGGTGTTGGCGGTAAAGGTTTACATATCCCAGAAATCCCGATGCTTGCAAATGGTGGCGATATTATTAAAGCTGGTAGAGTATTAGTTGGTGAAAAGGGACCGGAATTTTTAGACCTTCCCCAAGGAGCAAAAGTTACTCCTCTTGATAAGGTAAAAGAAAATGTAAAAGAAATTATTTTAAATTTAACTCTCAATATTGAAAATTTTAATAATCAATCAGATTTGGATATAGAAAAGTTATCAGATGATTTAGCATTCATGACTAAGAGAAAACTGGAAGGTGGTGGTATATATGAACTGGCTACGGTTTAAGAATGTTTTAAGTACAGGATATGGTTTGATTATCACCGACCTAGGAAGAAGAAGCAGAGCGGAAGAACAAATTGATATATACGAAATACCTTATCGGAATGATGATTTAATAATACATAGCAATAAATATAAACCATATTTAAGAGAAGTTGTATGTGCTGTTAAAGATCAATATAAAATGCCTGAGATTAATCAATGGTTAAGTGACAGAGGAGAATTAAGAACAAGTATTGACTCAGGTGGTTATTTTATTGCAAGCGTTGTTACTGGATTACCATATAAACAAATGATGAATGGGGTTGACAGTTTCCAAGTTGGATTCAAAGTCAATCCTTTTTTCTATCTTGATTCCGGTACTGCAACGATACAAGTAACACAAGGTACACCGATTAATAATATTGGCACTATTTATTCTGAACCATATATCAAGATTACTGGAAATGGTAACATAACGCTAACGATTAATTCAACTGTAGTAACACTTACAGGCATAACTGACTATATAGAACTTGATTCAGAACTCAAAATTGCTTATAAAGGTACATTGAATCAAGGTGATAAGATGGTTGGTGATTTCCCGATTTTAAATGTAGGAAATAATTATTTTGCATGGACAGGAAATGTTACTAAAGTTGAAATAATACCGAGATGGAGGGAGCTATGATCAGGTTATTTGAAAGAACTGAAACGAACTTTAATCATAATCAAAATATACTCTCTCCACTGTCCTGTTTTGTTACAGAAGAAGAGAATGGTATGTATGAGCTTGAAATGGAAGTACATAAGAGTATTGATATTGACAATGGACAGATTATAAAAGCGCCTACACCAAGGGGAGAACAGTGTTTTCGTGTTTATAGAACAATACCAAATTTAAAGACAGGTAAAATTTATGCTAGGCATATTTATTATGACTTGGTAGAAAATTTTATTGAGTCTTCTAGTATTATAGAGTCAAATTGTCAAAATGCATTGCAAAATCTTTTATCAAATACAGCATATCCAAGTGGATTTACCGGATTATCGGATATATCAAAATCAAAAGATTTATCACTTGCAAGAGTTAATCCTGTAACAGGAATTATGGGGGATAACGGAATACTTGCAACATGGGGAGGAAACCTTGTAAGGGATGGTAAAACCATTACTATTAAAGGAAGTAGTCTTGATAGAGGATATGAAATTAGATTAGGAAAGAACTTAACTGGAATTGAATGTGATAACGATGAATCAAACGTGATTACAAGGCTATATCCGACTACGGATAGAGGTGACGGTGTAATTATATCTTTACCAGAAAAATATGTTGATAGTCCACTACTAGCTAACTATGGTAATCCGAAAATTCAAGAGACTAAAATTACTCTTACGGAAGAACAAAAAGTCATGACAGACATTGAAATCTATGTAATTATGAGAGATTATTGTAATTTGCTCTATAATGCTTATAACATAGACAAACTGCGTGTTAATTACAAGGTTAATTTTGTTGAACTGTCAAAGACGGAACAATATAAAAATCTCGCGATCTTGGAACAACTTGACCTGTATGATATGGTTACAGTTAATGTATCAGAACTAGATATTAATGTGAAAGCAAAGGTCATTAAATATAAATACGATTGCCTTAAACAGCGATATGAAGGCATAGAGCTTGGTAATTTTAAAAGGGCATCTATATATCAAACGAGTAACATTGTTAAGTCTATGCAATCACAAATTTCATCAACAGACGATAAAATAGAAAAGATAAATAGTCTTATATCAGGTAATGTTGGCGGTTATGTCGTGATGAATCGATATCCAGATGGGAAAGCTTTTGAGATACTTGTTATGGATACAGAAGATATTAACACTGCAGTAGAGGTAACCAGGATAAATAAAGAAGGAATTGGCATATCACACGATGGCTATAACGGTCCATTTGTTATTGCAATGACACTTGATGGTCATTTTTCTGCTGATTTTGTAGATACAGGCTCGATTACTTCTCAAAATTATGTTCCTAATGTATCTGGCATGAAACAAACTCTTACTGACGGTACTATAGATTCAAAGAATTTTAAAGTTGATGCTAGTGGTAATATAACAGCTAGTAATGCAAAACTAACTAACGCTACCGTTACCGGCGGTAGTTTAACTGTCCAAGCAACATCATCAACCCAAAAAGTAGTACATTTACAATATGGGAACACAGGAAATCCTTATAAATATGTTGATATCACTCCATCCAAATTATATTCAATTAATACATTAATAGATAATGATGGATCATATTATCAATATGAGGACTCAACTAATTTTGCAGGGGGTTTATTAATTCAACATGCGTATTACACACCAACCAACCCAAGAACAAATTTTGTAAGAGTACTGACAGATTCAGCTACATGTAAACTTATTTTGGGGCATGATACAAATAATCCAATTGATATACTTGCTCCAACACCAGTCGACTACTCGAACGGTACAATAATATTAGATGGAGTAAATGGTGCGGGTACTTTTTATGGAACAATAAGTACAAATAAAACTATAACTTCAACTATTGGAAGGCCATCAGATAGTGGACGAGGACTCATTGATTTTGGAAATGTGAATGGTAATGGATATCAATATGCTACTAAGTACTATACATTTAAATCTCCAACAGAAGCATACATGATGACTCAAGACTATGATGGTAGTGGTGGTCAATTATCTATTGTGGCTAATGGTGGTGTTGGTGGAACTGGTCATATTAGATTTTATACTGGTTTAGGTGCTTATTCAAAAACAGCATCTATGATATTAGATACTGGTAACAATTTGACAATTGCAAATAGTATGTATAGCAATACTGCTCATGTAACAAAAGAAGTAACTGCTGGTAGATTTGCTGCTGGATGGGATGGTGGATATGCTGGTTCTATGATGGCTACTAACTGGTTTCGTTCCGCAGGTAGTACTGGATGGTATAATGAGACTTACGGTGGTGGCTGGTATATGTATGAGGGTGCATGGGTACGCTGTTATGGAGATAAAGGCGTATATACATATAACACAATGCAAGCTATAAATTTTGTAGCTATGTCCACTGTAAAGATTAAAGAAAACATTATAGAGCTTGCAGATGACTCAACAATAGATACTGTACAGCTACTTAAAGATACAAAGATATATAGCTACTATATGACTAAGGACTTGGAGGAAGGAAATTACTTCAACAAGAAAATAGGTATGATCGTTGAAGCAACACCTGAAATATTAACTAGCGAAGAGAGTATTGATTTGTATACAGTTATATCAACTTTATGGGATGTTGTACAAAAGCAACAAACTGAAATCGAGCAAATAAAAAATCACCTATCTGAGTTAGAAACATTAGTTGCTTAAATTTATAAAAGTTTCCCAATCATTGAGTAGCCAGAAGCTCCGTGCTTAAGGCTATTTTTAATTTAATCATAATCTTAGGAGGATTAACGAATGTTAGATTTAAAAACAGTAGAATTTAAAGAGCAATTGGCTGGATTAATTAATAATTGTGGCTTGCCATTAATATTAGTTGATTTCGTATTAAAAGAATTTTCGCAAGAAGTACAATTAGTATTAAACAGGACATTGCAAATGCAGCGCGAAGAGAAGGTAAAAAACGATGATTTGTCTAACGATAACGAAGAATCTAATTAACAGTAAGTTTCAACAAAACAATTAAGACATCAGTGTCTTTTTTTATTAAAACAGGAAAGAAGGAATACATCATGCCGGAAGGGGTTTTAATTGCTTTAATAACACTAGGAGGTAGTGGTATAGGTTCGTTATGTGGAGTAATCGTTTCTAATAAACTTACCACCTATCGACTCGAACAATTAGAGAAAAAGGTAGACAAGCATAATTCAGTTATTGAAAGAACTTTTGTACTCGAGGGAGATATGAAACTGGTTAAACAAGAAATTAATGATTTGAAAGGATAGGTTGATTTCATGGAAATATTATCACATTACGTTGTATTAATTGTAATGGCTATATGTTTGGCAATTGGCTATGTAATTAAAAATAGCTTGGATTTTATACCAAACAAATACATACCGCTAATCATGGCTTTTATAGGAGTGGTATTAAACACTTGGCTTAATCAGTGGAACTTTACACCTGTAATATTATTGGGTGGATTGGCGAGCGGTTTAGCAAGTACAGGAGCTTTTGAACTCGTTAAAAATTTCAAGAAAGAGGACGAATAATATGAAAGATATTAAGCAGTGCCATCCTAAATTACAGAAATTTGCCACTAAGCTAATAACTGAGTGCAAGAAAAAAGGAATTGATATTTGTATTGGAGAATGCCTTAGAACAGTTAAAGAACAGGACACTTTATATGCGAAAGGAAGGACAACAGGAGAAAAAGGACATACAGTTACTAATGCTAAGGGTTCTACATATTCTTCTATGCATCAATGGGGTGTTGCTTTTGATTTTTACTTGGACATGGATGTTGATAAGGATGGAAAAAAGTGCGATGACGCATATAATGACAACACAGGATTATTTGAGAAAGTAGGAGCAATCGCTCAGAAGCTTGGACTTGAATGGGGTGGTGGATGGACAAGTATTAAGGATAGACCACATTTGCAGTTGAAAGATTGGGGTTCTACTCCATATAATCTGAAAAAGAAATACGGTACACCTGATAAGTTTATGAAAACATGGAAATAAATAAAATCCCCTCAAAGTCAGCTAATTGGCAATGAGGGGATTGTTCTTTATATTCTAAATTCAAATCTATTTAAGAATAAACTCACTGATACTTCTACAAAGATTTTTAATATCTGCACCAGCTGACAACTCAAATTTGATTTTGCCAACACTACTTAACCATAATTCTAACTCAGCATCCCTATCAAAAACCCCTGATGTTTCTACAGAATAACATTGTATTTTACTATAAGGAATGGAGGTATAATCAACTTTTTTCCCTGTCATACCCTGAACATTGCAACTTATGATTCGCTTATTAGTAAATACAACCCTATCTCTCATAGACACGTAACTTCCGATAACAATTTCTTCGTCTACCAACAAACCGTTAACTGCCTGAGTTCCACTTGCTACGTTTTCACCTTTTAACTTAACAATGCTTTTGTTACTAAAATCAATCATAATTTACCTCCCATAATTAACCGATATTTACCATGTATTATATTACCATTATCGAAAAATGTAAATAAAAAGATACCCCACATATGGTTAAGCTCACATGCAGGGTACTAAACAACATTTCTAAGATGTTTATCTACGTAGAATATAACATATATTTACAAAAATGTATACTCAGTAAAATGGAGAATAATTCAATTGTTTCTATACCAAATATACAAAAGTTGTAGAGCGTTATTTGAATTAGAGATTTGATTTAATAGGACAGATGCCTGTTCTATTTTTTTACGCAATTATTATTGATAGATAATTTAATAGGAAAGGAAAGGGAATTTATTATAGAAAAATCAGATAGATTGGAAATATTGCAATTCGTTTTAAAGAATGATATGATTGATTTATCCAGTGTGCAAAGAGAAATTGAAATGAAAAAGAGAGAATATTATTTATCTTTGCACAAAAACAAAATATGGCAAGGGAAAAATGGCAAATGGTATACTTACCTTCCAGACGAGAATAATGAACTAATTCAGAAAAAAAGAAATTTCGAAGAAGATTTGAAGGAGATGATAATTGAATTTTTCAAAGCTAAAGAAAGTGAGCCGATTTTTAAAGAGGTATTTCTTGATTGGGTTGATGAAAAACTTGAATTAAATGAGATATGCAAAGGAACTTATGATAGGTATATTAATGATTATAAAAGGTTCTTTAAAGGGAGCGAATTGGAAAAAACAAAGTTTAATCGTATTTCTGAGGATGAATTAGATATCTTTATTCGAAAAACTATCGTGGATAAAAAACTAACTCAAAAAGCTTATTCTAATTTGAGAACACTTATTCTTGGTACTTTCAAACATGCAAAGAAAAAGAAATATACTGTAATAAGTATTTCTAGTTTTATAAAAGATTTAGAGTTATCAAGAAATGTTTTTAGAAAGAATATAAAGAATAAAGAAGATCAAATCTTTCTCGAAGATGAAATCCCTCTTGTTACAACATATCTCAAAGAGAATGGTACAATTTTAAACTTAGGCTTATTATTAGCATTTCAAACAGGAATAAGAACAGGTGAGTTATCGGCTTTAAAATTCTCAGATGCTAAAGGTAAAATGCTCCATATTCAACGGCAAGAAATTAAGTATAAGAATCCTGTAACAAATAAATGTACTCATGAAATTAAGGAATTTCCTAAATCAGATGCAGGAAACAGATATGTTATTATAACAGATAGTGCTATAGCAACAATTGAAAGAGTTAAACTCTTAAATCCTAATAGTGAATTTATGTTCGCTGTTAATGGTAAAAGAATTTTAACGAATAGTTATAATGATGGTATAGCTAGAGTCTGCAAGGAATTGAATATTGCAAGAAAGTCAATGCATAAAATCAGGAGGACGTACGGTACTACCTTGCTAGATAATAATGTAGATGACAGTGTTATAATGGAACAGATGGGGCATAGTGATATTTCAACTACTAAGAAATTTTATTATTACTCTAATAAAAATCAAAAATCTAAAGAGGCACAAATCGAGAGAGCAATAAGTATATGAAAGCAATATAGGCAATATAGAATTTTAATCATAAAAATCATTGGAAGTATTGATTTTAGGGCATCGTAGAGGTTTGTATCGAATTATTAATTCGGTTCGATTCCCCTACGAGCTGCTAATAATT